ATAAATTGATTTAAGAGCTTGAATCCTTGCAAGCCTGACAGCCTTAAAAATAACACGTAAAACCCTAACAAACTGATAATCGCTTGTTATTTCAGCAAGTGTCTTATCAGCCCCCCAATAAACAGACTGCAAATTTGCATAACGTTTAGCTGTTATATAACCAGCATCTTCTAGTGTTTGTTGATGTACACTTGTAAAACTTTCAGGTAATTCAATACTTGTTATTCCTCCATCTCTTGTCCTTCCGATTGCTCGTTGTACAGGAATTGATATTATTCGACCTGCTAAAAATCCTGCCATATTCCTTGATACAATATTCCCATAATTATCTGTTGTATTACCAAAAGCAGCACAAGCACAAACAAAAGGATGGGCAAACCCTAATTTTTCAGTCAACATTGCATCACACCATCCATCAATATCCTCATTGTTTTCTGTATCTGGCAAACGTGTTTCAGCTATAAAAAAAGTTGGTCTGTGTTTATTCCATAATTCGTCTGCTTTTGCCCCCATTACACGCCAATCGATTTTATTTGATTTACCTACAATATAAACAAATTCTACATCATATCTTTCAAGTACATCTTCAATTGAGTTCATAACTTCAACTATTGATTGCTCAGCAGCAGTAGTATTAATCTCATACCATGAATCGTCTACAATTAAAGGTGTCTCAGGAATAATTGCAGATATACCAGTATCTCCTATTTGAACTATGCCATCTTCAGGGACAGTTTTAGGTTCTGTCCATGTTAAACATTCATTGAAAGTTAGACGATATATAGCAACATTCCTATTGCTCACTGCTTCAACAACATCATCACCATCATAACCAGATACTAAGTCTCCACTATCACCTGATACTTGTGATGGCCCTCCACCTTTAGTAAAATGCATATAAATTTTAGATGATTTTATACTGGTACCACTTAAGGGAAATACTACTAATGGCTCAAGACCATCAAGATAAACGTCAAGTGTACCTTTTGTTCCATCTGGTGCTGTTACAATTATTTGATTTGGCGTTGTTATTTCAGATTCACCACCTGAAATTGGCTCAACTGGAACCGCAATAACTACAGGCTTTTGACCACCTGATTTTATTACATCATTAACACTATCAGCAAGCGGTCCTATCCCAAGAGTTTGATCAATTTTAGAATCTTTTCCAATTATATATGCTTTCCCTGGTTCACCTTTTGAGCAAATACCTGTTACAATTCCAGCACCTTCAACACTTCCTGGTGCAATACCAGAAGTACCATCTACTAATATTATTTGTACACCACTCATCCTATTACTACCTCCTTTTCTATTAGTTTTGCTCCTTGTGCCCTTTCTCTAAATTTTTTTACAAAGCTTTGAAAACTTGCAGGACTAACACTTTTCCCCTTTGCCAATCCATTATATGCTAAAATTCCCTCAACTTCCCAATCTGGAATTTTATTTAGCTTTGCTAACTCTTCAATGCTTATCTTTTTCATAAGTAACACCATCCTTTAAATTTACATCCCTTATCAATGGGACTTGTTTATCAATATACAGCCCGCCCTTAAATTTTATCCAATATGCGACACTGCAATTTTTTAACACATTTACTAAATTCCATTCAAAACCTGAATATTTTGCCTCGCCAAGATTGATTACCACTAAATTATTATCATTATCCATTGTTTTTCTGGGTATTGCCTGCAAGAATTCTTTCTTTATGTCAGCAAATGTGTCTATTTGATTTTTACCAACTTTAATTTCACACCTGGTTTGCAGATTAATTTCATGCGTTTGTATTCTATGAGTTATATGTTCACTATTATTATCATCTCTTAATTTACAAAACAGCCTGTCAACCCTGTTTTCATCAGAAGATACAATATCAAATTCAAGCCTTGGTATTGCCAAAATCTTTGTTTGTCGTCCGGGCTTAAAAATAAGAGGAATATTAATTTGATTTGCTGCCTGAGTTATAATATTTCTTGCCAATTCTATCATTTTATCATCTCACTGTGTAATTACGAAAATTTTTCTTCATTCTCCCAAACGTCTTCCCATTTTTTCTTTTGTATTTGAATCGAAATTTCATCAGTTTCTATATAATCTTCACCAGCAATATCTTGAAAGTTTAAATATAATTCTTCTTTTGAAACGCCATTTTTATTAAGCTTACGCTCCATAAGAAATTTGATTTGATCTCTATTCAAGTTCAATTCCTTTTTATAATATATCTTTTGTGATGCTTTAATTCGTACTTTCATCTTATTTAAATCCTTTTTGCATATAATCTTTTACTATTTCCTTAGCCTCTGAAATATCATCCTTACTAAAACCAATAAACGGCCTCGGCGGCATTGTAACTTCTTTTACAACTACATTTTTATCTCCAATCTTAAATGCCAGACTCTTCTTCTTTTTAGGCTTTATTTTCCCTCCGAACTGATGTATTGCAGCATATATTTTATTAGTTCCAACAGCGACCATTGTATTTGTAGCTTCATAATTGACTGAATTTTTTAAATCAGCATTATCAGTCAATGTTTGTCCACCGGTTGCCTTCGCTCTAATTGATTTCTCCCATTTTTCACCTTCTGGTCCATGCTCATCTTTAAATCTTTGCCTTGTTGATGCAACATTTGCCTCCCCAATTGCCTCTGCTAACTGTTGTGTTCGTGCAGTATTTTTAATTGCATTTTTTAATATTTTCTTAAATTCTGTTGTTTTAAATTTAAATGATGCACCAGACATTTTTTTCTCATTATTAGAGTTAAAGATAAAACCAGTAGGCAGACTGGTTTTATCTCTGTTGCAATTAGTTTATGCCTTAAAACATACTTAACATTTGATCTGTAAAAGTCCTTGCACATGAATAAACTTCAAGTTTTTCTATATCTTCATCTAAATGTAAAGGGTCTAAGCCATCAGCACATTTATTTTTAATATCGTTTAATTCCTTTTCTGCTGATTTATACATTTGTTGAAGATATAGAAATTCATTTTCCACAGAACTTTCAGAAGAAACAACGCTTGTTATAGCACCTATAACCCTGTAAGCTGTTATAACTGCCGCAATCCTTTTTAATTGTTGCGGGATTACAGAAAGCGGAAGATTATATCTAAATTGAATCGCTTCATCAATTTCTCCTGACACAGACTCTAACATCCTATCAAGGACACCACTATTTTGTTCTTCCATAGCATCAAGATATTTATCAAGGACATAATCTTTCACATCTGCAATTGAACAATACATTTTATTTAGTCTCCTAAAAAAAGTATTTAAAATCTATTTTAAAACCCCGTTTAAAAATGTTTAAACCCCGTTTAAAAACGTTTAAAAATTTTCAAGAGTATAAATTTACCAATCAAAAAAAGTAGCATCTTCACAAGGCTAAAAATGCCTTTAAATAAGTTTTATAAATTTATAAAACTTTACACCAGCAAAGTGCATTTGAAACAGGCACAGGTAAAGGCTTTGACTCTGCAATAAGTCTTATTTCTGATGGATCTGCTATTTTAACTGGTTTCACAAAAAAAGGCATTGGCAGCAAATTGGCATCAAGATCATCTATTGCACAATAAAACAGCCTTGTATTTGCTGCTGTTGATATCATAATAATTTTATTAGACGGTATTGTTGGTTCAAAAGCTTTTGTTTGTGGATTTTGTATTGGTTCATTGCGTAAATAAACTTTAAAATTACCAACACTAATGTATGCATCTGTTACTTCAATTCTTATTTTTACTGTAGATACTAAATTTTCACACATACCAAGTAAAGCAGTGTAAGCATCTTCACCAGCCCAAATTTCATAAGAAACACCATAACCTTTTTGAGTTAAGGCAAGCTTCATTTTGTTAAAAAGCTGAAATACATCTTTAATTTTTGCACTATTCCAATCTGCATCATCTACTGATAATGGCGCGCCAAAATCAATTTCATAAGTTGACCATGCCCCTGATGTTTGCATTGGCCAAGAAATCTTTCCAGTTAAAGATACAGCAGATAAACCTTCTACAGTTCGTCTTATAATCCTTCTCAGATACTCAATTTTTTCTCTTCTCCATTGTTCAAGACCTGTTCTACCAAGTAATTTCAAATTATTCAGCTCAGTTGAAGAAATAGAAACACTTGGCCTTACTGGCATTGGTTCAATGGTTTGATATGTTGTTTCCTCTGTTGTTACAGAAATACTTTGCGCACCTCTCCTTATAACAGGTACTGTTTGTATTATTTCCTGAATATCCTCAACAGTTACATATGGAAGCGGCTTAGTTGGTCTATTGTTATATATTCTATCCATTACTGGAGTTTCAATTTTTGGCAGTTTTTTAACTGCCCTTGCAATTGAATCTGGAGTAAATAAATTATTTAATATTTCAGTAATACTACTCATTTTCCCCCCTTTTGACCTATACAGGCCAAATTCCTATATCTTCTAGTTTGTTTAACAAAGCATCTGAAGGTGCTGCCCCCCCTTCAAGAATTTTGTCTTTTCTCACTGTTCCATGAACTATCACCATTGCTGCGTCATGACGTTCTATATCGCAATATTCAGCAACCAGTCCTTTTAAATTTGGCTCGTTAGTTTCATCATAAGGCACAATTTCACCTGCACCATCTAATGAAACAGCAAGTCCAGCGTTTAAATTACCATTGCCGTTATCTACAATATAAGAACGTATTACTGGACTATGACCTGATGTTGTAATAGCTTCTTCACTAACACTAAATTTATTTATACTCGCATTATGCATTTAAAAACCCTCCTACTAAATATGCATTGCCATATCACTGATATCTTCGGAAAATTCATTTTCTTCTTTTTCCTCCGGATTATCAGTCATTTTTTTAAATAAGCCATGTTCTGAAAAACTTGATATAAATTCCTTGAAATAATTAAGAGCTGTTTGTTTTGTCCCTTCGGAAAATTCAATTTCTTTGTTATTTTCTTCCAACTGTTCCATAAAATTTAAAAGCCCTTTATCTTTCCATTCAGGCAAGGCTTTACCTTTTTCAACCATTGTTGAAAACCAGTTATCAATATTTTGTTTTTTTAGCTTTTTTTCTTGTTCTGCAAAATAAAGTTCCTTTTCTTTAAGCTTTTTTTCAATGCTTTCTTTTTCAGCTTTTGCAGCTAGAAGCATTTTTTTCAATTCCTGATTTTCTTGTTTTGTTATATCTTCTTCTGGCATTTCTCTCCTTTCAAATTCATATAAAGTATTATTTTCATTGTTTGAAAATTTGATATCTTTTAAGCCAGGTACAGCAGGTTGAACCGCTCCTAATAAGCCAACATGCCTAAGAGTACCATCATTATATAAACTTATTGATCTTTTTTTATACTGCCCTGATTTAATAAGCTGTTTAACAGCAGGGACAATATCTTTAAATTTAGCCATCAAAACATCACCACTTCTTTTTAATCTTTCAACCCATCCAAACGCAGGGTCATTATTTTTAGGATGCCCAAAAACAAGCGGTGCTTCTCTTTTATCTGGCTCATAGTCGTTAACAATTTTATCCAAATCTTTAATTGTCCAGGTTCTGGTTCTTCCTGAACCATCTGTATGAGTCCCTGTTTTAAAAATCTCAACCCACATATGATTTAACCTTTATTTATTTTGTATGAATACTTAATATCATTAACCACACAAACGCCTAACTGAGCATGAACATCCTTGCTTAATTTTTTGATTGCATTTTTATCAGCTTCTGTTTTAATTTTGAGACAATTTAATACATCTGGTGTACCTATATCCTCGATTTTTGAGACAACATCTTTCCATGTACCACTTACTAAATCAAGCTTTGGAGGACATTTCTTTAAAACCAAATCCCCATAAACCAATTTAACAGTATTTTTCTTATTAAATATTTCATGCTGCTTATCCTTACAAAAATCCATAAGGCTTGATTCAAGCATTTCTATAACTTCTCTTCTTTTTCCAATCTTCTCTTCACATTGCTTTTTTACCTGTTCAATACGTGCTTCTTTCTCTGCTTCAACATTCTGTACAAATCTTTTCATTTCTGCTATGTCCTTTATAATCATATCAGCCTCAGTAAGATCCTTGATCATGCTTTTATCTTCTTCTTTGTTTTGATTTGGGTTATAACTCATAACCATCATTCCTTTCTCTAATTATGGGTAAAATAAATAATTTCGATTTTAAAAATCTTAATATCATACAATTCAATCTGCGCATGTCCTAAAAAGTCATTTTAACGCAAAAAAAAATGATTTTTTTTTTGAATTTAAAAAAAAACTATATATAGTCCGTGCTCGTCCGTGTCCGTCCACTGTGTCCACTGACAAATTAAGAATGGGTTACTTGGGGATGTACAATATCATATTAGCAAATTAAGAAAAATTAAGGATGCGCCTATTGATTTCATGGGGAAAAAAGAACTTGCAGCTAATCTATAAACAGCTGCAAAGACTGTTGGTAAAGTCGTGAGGGAAATAATTCCTCGTTCAGAGGATATAAAAAAAATATATACTGATCGACAAGGCTCGATATTTAATTATGCCAACTCCATAAGCATAAACTCTGCACTAAACCTTATTTCATCATCAATTATCTTACTAACATATTCCTCAGCTTTTTTATCATTACCCCGCATGGAAAAAAGTTTAGCAATGTCCATCAATCTACTGTCATGACTTTCATTATCACCTTTATTCCACATTTCAAGCAATTCTTCTTTTGATAAATTTTCATTACCTAAAGCTTCAAGCTCTTTTTCTGTTGGATTATGATCAAAAATTGTTTCCATTATTTTTTATCAAGCTTCTTTAAATGTTGTTTTATTTTTGTGCGGTCATCTACGCTTTTTAAGGTATCTTTGATTGTTTCTAAACTTTCAATATTCTTTAAAAGTTTTTTTATTGTTCCAATTGAATACCTGCCTCTTTTTACAATATGCTGACTTAGTTCTCCAATATAATCGTACCTTGGCGTTTTGTCATGCATATTGCTTATAAAGTTTAACAGACTGTCATCATCATTAATATAAAGTTTCTTAAGAATATAATCAAAATTTTTAACCCAGGCATTATAGCCATAACCTTTAGATTTTATTTCATCAGCCCATTTAGATTTTATTCCCAATTCATCTAACATTTTTATATATGTTCGTCTCGCTAACCACTGATTTACTGTCTCCATTATCACAGTACGATAATTTGTTTTTTCATATTTAGCACTGCCAGGGTTTTGATTATTGTGTATAATCTCATGCCATAATGCTTCAAGAGCATACTCTTCATTAAATGTCAAATTCTTTTTCTTTTTTAAAGCACTCTTTAAATCATCTAATGGTTTAAAATTATCCCTGTCTTTAAACGTTTTTGTTGATATAAATATTTTGCCTTTTGATGTTGTCCTCATAAAACTATCCAGCTCAACTAGTTCAAATGTAAGTTTATCAACTTTAGTAAATTTTACAAGCCTTTCTAAATCTTTTATAAACTCGTTATTGTCTGTCCCTGTCCGTGTCTGTAGGTCTCTGTCCACATTCTTTTTTAAATTCTCAAAAGCCTCTTTAAGCCATTTTGGATATTTATCAAGATCAGGTTTATAATGTTGTTTTGCTGGATTTCCTTCAAAACCTCTATCTGGCATAAGAGGTCTTGCAGGCATTTTTTCATTAGTTTTTGGATCAACAGGCTCAATTAATCCACCATATGGATTTAATTTTTCAATTTGTAATTCTCTTTGTTCTACCTGTCTCTTGCTTAATGTTTGGACTGTACACCTGCATCTAAAGCCATTAGGAGGGTAAAATATATCCCAAAATTCATGATCATGAGGAAAAACCTTTAAATTCAAAGCATAATGTGTTGGTCTAGTCCTTGAATCATTAACCGCATCATACATCCAATATGGTCTAATTTCAACAACACGTTGCATCTGTTTATATCGCCCCACATTATAAGCTGTCTGTATATTTGTTCTAAAAATATTGTCAACCCTCCATGCACTCTTTCCTGTCCATCCTTTTTGCTCCCATAATGAACTATAACTTTTTTTCCATTCACCTAAAGAAGTACCATTTTGAAGTGCATTCTCAAGAGATTTATACATATCAAGAATCAAATCCATTGACCCAAGCCCTGATACAGTAAAAGCATTGACTCTATATTGTTCTGAAAGCCCGTAAAATTCACTTTGATTTACTGGTACTTTAAGTTTCCAATACTCCAAAGCTTCTTTCATTCCCAAACTCACAGCTTCAACCGGCTTTACTCTTAATCTAGAAAAATCTGACGATTCATGATATACTGTATATTGACCATACATATCTGATGTAAGCAATGCCTTATGCATAATTTCATACATTTGAAAGCTTTTAATTATATTAGAAGCTTCATTCATGATAATATTCTTTAATTCCTTATATGAACTTGATTTCTTAATATACCCATTTATCATAAAACCACCTTTATCATGAAACCAACTGTAATATATTTTTTTTGCCTGTTCCAATGCATAAATCAGCAAGCTTTTCCAATTCTTCTTGATCTTGTGTCATTTTATTTTCAACAAACTCTGAATAATTTGAATCATCTGCTTTAACTTCAATTTCGTTTTCTTTGTAGCCATAGCATTTCTGAAAATATTCTTTAGTAAACCTTAAACCAGCACTATAAAGCTTTTTATCTCTTTCAGCAAAAACATCTTTAGGATCTGATTCCTCATACCATCTAAAAACAGGAGCCTGAACACCAGAATTGTTAACCTGTGTATAATTCCAAGCAATTTCCTCCATTGCAGACTTAATTAATAATTGATCTGATTCTTCATATTTTTCTATTCTTTCACCAACTACCCTAGCAGATGCAAGCGTTGATTGTTCTCCTATTGAAGCCCCAGAAGCCTGACCAAGAATTATCTCACTAATCTCATTATCCATCTCTTTTTTTAATTCTTGAAATAACTGACCTGACGCATTACCTTTTGTTGAAATAATATCTAACATTGACCCGTCAGGCCCAACAGCAACAGCATCTTGAATCATATTAAACAAATTATTTAAAAGGTCGTTTTGCTCCTGCTTACTTGCCCCTCTTGGATATCTCCCAAACAAAAATGGTATTGCATATTTTTCAAGAAACTTAATCCAAAATTTTATCCCGCCTTTTTTAAATTGTATCGGCCAGTAACACCGAGATAAAAGCCTCAGCCCATAAGGATTATCAAAACTTGGAAAGTGCTTCAATATTACAAATTTATAATCAGGTAAATATTCTCCCTCCCATGGATTGTTTATTGATATAAACTTTGCTTTGTTTTCTCTGTCAAACCCAAACCAATAATAAGGTAAACATTTTATATCAATCAATCTAATCTTGCCATTTACAGACTTATATATCAACTCAATAGGTACATAACCAAACAACATTGCATCCAATATATTAGAAAACAAATCATATATCTTTTTCTTTTTGATTTTCTCAAAATCTTCAATCAATTGATCTTTTATGGCCATAGCTTGATTGGTAGGTTTTTCATCATTAATAGTTCCTGCATCCCATTTATATTCTTTCTTTAAAGTCCCTAACTTTCTTGATTGTATTACTGATGTTAGATGACCATCAGAGAGTAAACTATTTAATATTTCAAATCCCTGATCTGGCAATTTTTTTAATATTGGATCTGGATCTGGAAGTAAACCTATAAAATCAGTATAATTCCAGGCTGTTTCCCTTGTTGCAATTATTTTTAATAAATCATCCATGAATCACCTTGAATCTTTTATTTGTTTTAAATCCCTTATTAATTCATTTATAAACTTTTCATATTCTAAATCTTTATTTTTATCTTTCAATTTCATTATTGTTTTCCTGTTGAATCGTTTGCATATGCTTTTAAAGCTCAATTTTTTCTTTATTGTTTCTTCCATTCACCTAAAACCTCTCATATTTCAAAGCTTCTCTCTTTAAAGTACTAATTATCGATCTATCCCCACTAAAAAAAATATTAACAGCAGACACAGCAAGAGCACCAGCAATCACAGAATCACCATGCCTTTGTTTATCCCCTTTTGACTTTTGAGATGTTACAATTTTGGGTATTCCTTTAATTTTTTTTACAGTTCTATGGTCATCTAGAATGTCACTATCTTTAGCAATAGTAATATTTTGATCTTCATAAGCGGCTTTATACACCGGCATCCATTCACCATACCATTTGTCTGATAATTTTACTTCTAACACTCTGCTTGATCCATACCTGTCTTTTACAGCTTCTGCTAACTGCGCCCCATTTCCACCAGCATCAAGACATGCCCCACAAAATCTTTTTAATCTATCAATTACAAAAAAAATTATTTGTTCCTGTTGTCTAAAAGGGATATTCCATAATTCAAGAAAAAATGGCATATATAAACTTGTATCTTTCCGTTCATATAATATAAAAATAGAAGTAACATTCCTATTACGTGCAAAATCCTCCCCTATATAACTTGGCAAATCCTCAATTTCATCTAACAAATATAAAATATTATCATATAGCCAATTATCAATCTCTTTGCGCCTTTTTGCCTCAGGCTTTTCACCAAAAGAATCATTTTTTTCTAATCTAATAACTGGAATATTTTCACTCATACACTTGGTTATCAAAGACCTTGAAAAATATAATTCATCACCTTTATCTGGCTTGCAAAATAATTCTTGATCTGCACTATCCCCGTATCTCGATATTAATTTATTTTTCCAACTATTTTCTAATTCTTTGGACCATTCAATCTTATTAATTTCACAAATTCTTCTATATAAACCATCATTAATAGCATGATTAAGATCATATGTATGTAAAGCCCCTTCTCTTTTTCCTGCTCTTATTTCCTCTATAATTGTATTAAAATAATTATCAACACCATAATGAGTAGAGACAATCCGAATCTTTCCACCCCACATTGTTAAAGCAACGGCAGATTCCAACAATTTTTCTAAATCATCATGAAACGCAGCTTCATCAATAAAAACAACAGGATTATTTTTCCCCTTACCCCTTAAATTTCTTGGAGTACTTGATAAAGCCCTAATTTTATAACCACTTGCAAATTTGATAACATAAGTAAGAATATCTTTGTCCCTATCATCAAATATCTCTTCTGACATTGCACCAGCTGCCAAATCAAAAACCCCAGCCCAAAATTTGCAATCCTCCATATAATCAAGAGCCATTTCTTTACTATACCCTATATACCATACATCCCCTCCACTTTCTGACGATGCATAAAGTGTATTATCTGCACTCTCACCCCATGAACCCCCAATACGCCTTGATTTTTCCATAATTTTAAAATCTGATGTATCTTCTTTCCACTTGCGCTGATAATTAAGAAGTATCCCTTGTTCCATTCTATTTCCTTTATATTATTCCATCACCGTCCAATGTGGCCACTTCGTCCACTGTCAAAATGTCATATCCCTAATATTTTTTCATTAATTTCTTTAACTGCATCATCAGACAGCCCATGTTTTTCAGCAATACTCTGTATCTTCCTCTTATTGCTTGACTTATACCGTTCCCGCTGTACTGATGATGATTGTAAATTAGCTACACCTTTTATAATACTTACTGTTTCACTAATATTTATCGTTTCATTTTGAACAATTTCAAATATCTTTGCTGAAAGTATTTTTGATATTGCTTCCTCTAAAACAAGACCATCCTTATTTGCTTCTGATACTAATGCAGTTGCTTGTTTCATTGCAACATACATTTGTTTGTATAATCCAATAAAATTCCTTCCATACCTTCCAATTGAACTTTCAGATATATTATACGTTCTATTACCATCAAGCTTATATTCGTTATCTTTTAGAACAACAGCTTTACCTTCAAGATAATCTTTGATTTCAGAATAAGTAGCATTATCAATCAGCATATTATGTATTTGCTCAGATACTTCATTGGGTAATTCACGGTCAATCCTTGTATGCCTGTGTACTTTAACATTATCCTTTATAACTTTATCCGCTTTATATACCTTATTCGCTTTATTTGCTCTTATTCTTTTCTTTTTTTTATTTTTTCTGCTCATCTCATTATAAACCCATTAAAAAAAAATAACCTTTTAAAAAACCACAACCTCAGCAAAAATATTTTAAACTGGCCAATGAATTCCAGTAATATCCTCAATAAGAAAATTACTATACTTCACAGTATTGCTTTGATTCCCGCCAAGACAACAAAGACGATCCCCCGATTCAAAATTATGTATTTCCAAATCAGAAAGAAAACATACATGCCGCCCGCCAGCTTGAAAGCGGAAAGTTATAATACTGCCAACCTTCCTCTCTTCAAAGCTCAATTTTCGACCATAGTTTGAAAAGTCAACAACCCTTTTACTCCTTGGATGCTGCAACCCTGCCTTCTCTAAGCACCAACAAACAAAACTTGCACACCATGGTATTTCATCATGAACATCAGTGCCGCCTTGAGTTGCTCTATGATAATCAATTATTCTTGGATTATCTAAAACCCCCTCAATCTCTTTTTGGCCTATTTCAGCCTTTGCAATATCAAGCCATGTTGGATTATCAATTTTAGCTGTTTCAACAATTTCAACAAGATAATCACGTGAAACATAACCAATCATACCACCAACTTGCACTTTAAACCAATTGCCGACTTCATCTATTTTCTCAACTACAGCACCATTATCTAACTTCCCTATTACCTTTCCTTGAGGTACTTCTCTAAGGTTAAGTCTCCCTGATGATACTTTTACTTTAAATTTATTCATTGCCTTTCCTCCTATAATTATAAACCTACATAATATGATAGATAGGTTTTCTTTAATTTTTCATAACTAACTTTGGGTTGATCTTCCAAAACCGATTTTACAATCTGT